AAGAAAGAAATACCAGCAAAGTTATTCCTATTGCTATAAACATATTCAGCAACATCATCCCAGTCCTCCACTAGAATTGTATTCGATACGTTATGAGATACAGTTGGATCAGCACACAGTTCTTTGTTCTTACCTGGATTTACCCAGTGCTTTTGTGCTTTTGCCACTAGATCAAGATGCTTGGTACCAATCAGATCATCTTTTAAAATTGATCCTTGCTTGGGTGTAATAGGGAATGAAACAACCCAGTCACTACCAGATGCAGACCATACAGACTCTTCAACCATGTCTGGGTTAGTCTTGGCAATCAGCTGAGAGATTTCAGACTCTTTGTTTAGTTGGATATTTCTGATATACCTCTCAGAGTGTTCAGCGTGGATTCCACTTGCTGTTCCCAAGAGTACAGAAGCATTGCCACTAGGCTTAACGCAAGTAGTCCGAGCAGCAGGATTAATCCCGAGAAGATTAGCAACTCGAGCATTAGTCTCTTTAACAATCTTGGCACCTTTTTCCAAGATCTTTTCATTGAATAAAACATCGGGGTTATTCATCCATCCAGTTATAGACACACCAAGCAGAGCCTCACGGTCAAAGATTCTCTTGGATGTATCAGATAAGAATTTGAAGTCAGTATAGCCGGCTTGCAATGTACCAAGGATCGATGCGGCCTCACATGCCTTGTAGAATGATTCCTCATCCACACACTGACCACCATTGATTTCGGTCAGGTTACATCCTTGCCAACCAGATTCACCGTCGATCTGTGGGAACATACCGATTTCAACACATGGATTGGTTGTATGTTCTGTGGATTCTACAAACACAAAGCCAGGTTCACCAAACTGCTTGATGCTGTCCATGATCGCCATGAAGTCTTCCTTCTTGGTTTCTTTACGGACGATCACTGCAGAGTTATTGGAACGTGCACGCTGTGGGTTATCCACAAACCAGTTACCAGTCTTGGCATTCATCATTTCTGTGTCAGTTGGTGAGAACAGACAGATAGTTGCAGAACGCCGCACACCGCCGCTCAGAACCGCGTCAGCGCAATGCATCGCAATATCGTAGACATGGATTGGTCGTAAAGAAACTGGACCATTTTTTCCCATTACCAGACCTTGAATCAGGTACTCAATACGATCCAGGGCCATACGCAGACCATCAGGGCCAGGAGCTTTAAATCCACCAGAGATCTTTGCACCCTTTGGTCGAATGTTTGTCAGATCAAAGAATACACGACGGCCTTCAAATTCAGGATGTGTACCGCCACCTACAAAATAGGATGACATTAATACGTCCAGTGCAGACGCCCAGCCTTCAATAGAATCCTCTACGACATATCCTTTAGCTTGCTTTTTACGATCGATTACCTGTGGAAGCTTGTCAATGTGATGTGTCTGTACAGAGAAACCAGCACCTGCGCCACAAAGAAGAATATAGAAGTACTCACCAAAGAAAGAGGCACGATCAGCATACGAAGAGGTACAGTTATACATTTTCATTTGGTGCTTGAGTAACTGATCACCACCAAACTGCAGAGCGCGTTGTGCACCAAGTACACGTTTTTCTTTATAGGCATTAGAAGCAGTGGCCATTTCGTTAGCCAGCTCTGTAGTCATTTTATCTTCATAGTAGTCCTTATGCATAGCCATAACACGATCGACAGATTCATCCCAACTCTCATAACGGTTTTCATCATCAATGTATCGGGAATAAGATTCGTAGAATTTTGTTTGAGACAAAAAGTCTCTCATGTCTAGACTATTAGTCATAGAACGCACCTCTTGTGTTTGAATTTTTGGAATTAGGTATTATATATCAGATCACGAAATTTGTAAACAGTTACTTGAGTTTTTCTACTGCTCGCGATCCAAACCAGAACGAAATAATTGCTGCGAAGATAGATTGAGACTGTGGGTCCCAGATAACATCAGATATCTCGGCCATATTCTGGCCAGCCTTCATCGCTTCCATTACTAGTACGGTTTTATAGAATAAGAAAAAGCCAAAGAAACAGTACGTAATAATAGGACGTACACCTTTCTTTAAACCTGCAAAGAATCCTGTTTCTTTGGAGATTGCAATGTCATGCTCGATTAAGCGCTTATGCTCTTCATGATCAGCCATATCTTTTAGGTAGTCGTGCTCAGCTGTTTGCATCTGCATTTTAAGCTCTGCAGAGGCTCTCATCTTAGCTAACTCGTGCTTCTGTTCTTGACCTTTATTGATTGTATCAAGAATCTTAGGAGCGAACGACGTACCAAATCCTAGAACGGATCCAAGTAGTGCGAACATTAGTTAGGCCTTTTTCTCCTAACGAACGCCTTAAACTTCATAGGTGTAGGAATAATCGCAATGCCGGCGGTCGTATTTGCTATTTCTTCTTCAGCCTTCTTTTTCTTTTTAGGCTGAATCTCTTTTAAAATCTTCTTTTTGTCAAGTGGATTGACCTTCATTTCTGTAAGGACTTTTTCCACATTGACATCATAGTGTTCTCTTAATAGAGCTAATGCAGCAATATACGAAGCAACTCTGGTTTTACCACCAGGTACGGTTTCAATCAGCCTCTTTAAGTTGAATACTAATCTATGAAACAAGTTAAAAGCAGCTCGTTCCTCAGATGTTTCAATCTTTTTATCTTTAATTCTCTTACCGGATTCGTCAATAATCCCAAGCTTAAAGGCCTCGGTCTTACTAAAAGGGGTGACCAAGAGCTTTAAGAATCTGTAGGTATATATGGTATCTGTAATAATTGAAACAGACATTAGATTTTTCTTAACGCTCCTACGACGGTTGGATCCATATTAATTCCGGTTAAATCATCTGGCAAAATGTAATTTAGTTTTACCAGAAATGGCTTTATTACTGACCAGTATTTATATTCTAGCTTTAAGGCCATAAGTTTAATACCAATGGGAATAGTGAATACATTACAAAACACAATAATATGATTCATCAAAAGTCTATCAGATAAATCCCCAGTATCGTGATACCGATTAATAAGTCTTTTAATATACTTGATACGATTCAAGTCTTCATAAAATTCATCAGTGTTCGAGCACTGGGGATTGCTATAATGTTTGGCAGCGACGATAATATAGTTTTCTTCAGTTACGTCGACATATTCACTTGTTATTTCCATTTAGATTTGTGACTCAAGATCCCTAATCATTGCGGATTTTGTCATAGAAATGTCTAGTTCAATTCCATGTTCTAAAGCTGCATGATCAGCTAAGTCTGCTTTAGTCATCGCAGAGTAATCTACTGGATCAGCCTCAGTAAGCATTTCAGCTTCAGCTCCTACTTCTGGCGCAGGATCTGCTTCAATGATAGGCTCTGGAGCAGGCGCTGGAGCTGGAGCTGGAGCTGGAGCTGGAGCAGATCTTTGCATATTATGATAGTTAAAATACTCAACGATCTGTCTTTCACTGTGTTTACGGGATACTAAAATTTCTCCCGTGCGAGGATCTTCCCAACCGCGTAATGTTGGTACTGCATCTTGTCTTTTTGCTGGTGGCTTTAACATAGTATTAATCCTTAATTATTCGTTTTCATTTGTTGCAAAGCTTTAGTGATACCATCAATAATGTCTGCTTTGATAGGATTCACAAAAGAAGTATCACCCTTACGTTGATCACCGAGTCTAGCTGGAGTTTGCTTAAGTGCATCTTCAATGCTTTGCTTATTCTGAGCAGTAATCTTTTCAACGTCTAAACCAATTTCAGTCTTGTGCATATCCACAAACTCTTTTTCTCTAGGAGAACGTCCACCACCCATTTGCTTTTGGAAGGTGTCAGAAGTAGCAGTATCTGGACCATGCTGTGCAGTAGGCTTTGCTGCTTCTTGTACAGACTCTTTAAAGTGTGAATGCGCTACTGGAGTCTTGGCATTTGTTTTAGAACTAGAAAGATGTACTGTATCACCCTGACGATGTGCAGTTACCTTAGTACCTGTCTCATCTTTAAAGCTGGTCTTCTGATTGTCACCAAGCTTCTTGATTGCAGACTGATGCTCAGGGTGGAGTGGATAGGAGTGAGATTTACCGTGATGTACGGTCATCATACGACCCCACTTATAGTCTTGCTTCTTTACAGATACAGCTTCTTCTACAGATTCAAACTTTAAATCCGACTTAGCCTTTTTCATAGCAAGGTCTTTCTGTCTCTTCCGAACACTAGGGAATACCCCATGCTTCTTACGGTATGCAAGAGCTTTCTTGTGAAGAGCCTTTAATCTCTTCTGTGCACCCTTTGGTGTAGGCTCATCGCGGTATGAAGCATCCTGCTTGTCTGTGTAGTTTTCTTCTACCTCTACAGTCTCTTCTTTTGTTAAAGTTCCCACCAGCTTTTTCTTGTTTCTGCTAGATTGAAACTTCTTATTAGCGTAACGACCAAACTTCACTGCCTGATCGAATTTTTTATCGCCAGTTTTCTTATCGCCTGCATCATCAGCATCTTTAGACTGACCCATTGCCTTTTGATAAGACTTCATAGCGGTCTTGTAAGAAACCTCATCCATCTCTTCTTTACCCATTAGCGCATCATGGTTTTTGATAGCGTATGCGTTTGCTTCTTCTTCGTTGTCAAACTTAGCAACCTCTTCGCCATCTTTGTTATAAACACAATACATGTCACCCTTCTTAGAAACATGCTTTGTTGGGTCCATTTCTTCATCCATGGCTCTGCGTTTTGCAATTGCAGACCGACGCTTTTTCAGATACTTGTCAGAACTATCTACATCACCGTCGTTATCGACATCATCGTCTTCTTTACCTACAGGATCAAGCTTGTCTTCTTTCTTGGTCTTTGCTTTGTAGTGCTTACCTTCAAATACAAAAGTATCTTCACCTTCTGCAATAGCAGCAACAGTTGCTTCCATGAATGCTTCTACTTGCTCATCAGCAATAGACTCTGGCACCCATGCAGCACGTTCTGGACTTTTAGGTCCATACATTTCCATAATGGCAGTTCTCATTGACATTTTTATTATTCCTTACTTATTGAACAGGTAGGTGATTACGGTGCCAAAACCACCCACCACGCCTGTAATGATTATCCAACTGATTCTATTTATAATATTTACTGTTATCTGGTTCTTTTGAACCACTTTTTCCATTTGGCCCACTTTATCATATAGTTCGTAAATATCTTTTCTTAGGATCTTATGATCTTCTTCTTGATTAATCAGTTTCTCTTCAACTCGTGCCATTTGTACGAGAACTTCAGAGAGCTTATCAATTTTTGATTCAATGCGATCCATGCGCTCTGCGTTAGTTGCCATTAGTTGTCTACCTTTGCTCCTGATCTCCACTGATAGCATGACCAATAGCGAGCCTTCCACTTTGGCCCAGGGTTCTCACAGTTATGTCTAGCACGGAAGCTCTTGCGGCGATTGGGATCATCTCTTTTGATCTCCATATTTGGATCACCAAACCCCAGCTTAATTACATTACCTTTTTCGTTTTTAACATAAACATAGAATTTCTTTTTTCCGTCATTAGAACGGAACGGGTCATTAAGCTTTACCTTACGACCCTGGTATTCTGCTTGTTCCACAATGGGTGGCTCGTCTATGTAGCAACCAAACGTTTTCATTTCTGCTGCGATGCCTTATATCCTTGACGTACTCTTTTCTCAGCTTCTTTACGGCGCTGAGCGATACGATCCATTGCTGTTTTTCTAGCCTGATTTTTTTGTTTAATTCTATCATTTAACGAGCTCGATCTGCTCGGGCTTTTCTTAGGACCAAACCGATTTTTAACGTTTTGAGCAATATGCTTTACTGCTCCGATTACTTCATCGACTTGTTCTTCATTCATGCGCTTAAGGACAGCAGCAACCTGTGGATGCTTAGACAGACCTTTCTTGATCTTCTCGATAGCACGTACTGCACCGCTGTAATTGCCTTGCTTGTAACGCTTGTCAGAAGCAACACCAATAGCCATTTTGACGTGCTTAGGGTCATGTGCCTCTTTAACGTCTTCTCGATCATTAATCTTAACGATGTTAGACTTGGTAGGAACCATTCGTACCTTCTTCTTGCCAGTAACAGGATCGTTGTACATCTGAGGCTTTAAAGCAGCAGAACGATTAGATACTTCATTATCTTCACATGCTTTGGTTTTATTGCGTAATTCCTTAAACTTCATTATCGGCTCCCAAACTCGTGACCAGCTACACGCTTCATTTGATTTGTAAACTCTTTATAAGAAGGCTTTTCCTTATAGAGTTTAATGGAAATCTCAGGGCGGTCTTTACCTTTGATTCTCCACTTATAACCTTTTTCTTTATGCTCAGGCTTAGTAGTCTTTACGACCCTACGCTTATAACCAGCTTCCCAAGATTCAGACTTACCGGGTCCTTCATCCATCTGACCTGGAGTCATCTTCTTGGTGTGCTTAGTATACTTATCAGTACCAATCTCATAGTACTCTTTAAACCGTTGCATTTCTATAAACCTATTTTACACCAAACGTATGGCTAGTGCTATATGCTGTTTTAGATGCAGTTGCTGCAGCTCTACTGTT